GAGAAGAAATCTCTAAGAGCAAAAAAGAACGTATGGTATTTCCTTACGAGAATTGGTGGAGATAAATACTTGCTCAGAGGACTTTAGGCATTCATCCCTCTATAAAAATTCTGCATGCCATCAAACTTGCTACCTAATAAAGGAGACTAGAGATGGCAAATCTACAACCCGTACTTTACAAGTACACATCAACAAAAGAATATCACGACGCTTTTCCTTGTGCTTACAGACAATGGCGTGCGGATAGTCACTGTAATTTAATTCACGGTTACAGTTTTTCAATGAAGTTTTATTTTGGCACCGACGATTTAGATGTCCGTAACTGGGCAGCGGACTACGGTGGATTAAAAGAACTTAAAAAGACATTAGAAGATCAATTTGATCATACGCTTATCGTAGCACAAGATGACCCAGACATGGAGACATTTAAATTGTTACAGGAAAAGAATATGGCTAAGATTGTTGTATTACCCAAGCTAGGCTGTGAGGGACTTAGTGACATGCTCTACAAGTATGTCAATGGCGTTTATATCCCAGAGATGTGGGGACCAGGCGAAGCTGCACGTTTGTGGTGCTATCGTGTTGAAGTTCGCGAAACACAAAGCAACATGGCGTATCGCGAAGGCCACCGTGAATGGAACGAAGACCTATTTGCATAATCAAATTGAAAGAGTTATGGAGACTATGGGCTAAAGCCCTGGGCGAAAAAGCAGGTAGTACAGATCATGAAGCGGATCGTATTGCTTGCATTCGTACCGCAATTGTGCTATCATATATTATAACAAACTGCTTTATTGTAGCAGGTGTAATTCGACATTGGAACTAGTATGTTTAAATTAAATCCCGGTAGTCACGAAGAAGCTTTGGGAATTCTTCAAGAAGAATGTGCGGAAGTGATAGTCGAGGTCAGCAAAATTAGAAGATTTGGCATTGACAGTGTTCATTATAAAACTGGATATAAACATGCTGAAATGTTAGAAATGGAAATCGGCGATGTGTTAGCTATGATAGATATTCTAATAGAACAGCAGATTATTAAACGAGAAAATTTAGAGTCGGCAAAAAATGCCAAAAAAGAAAAACTCAAAAAATGGTCAACTTTATATGTTAGCTGAAGATATCAGATGGTTACACGTAGAAGCTAGTAGTAAGTGCAATGCATGGTGTCCATCTTGTCCGAGAAATGTTAGCGGACACGGATTGTATCCGAATCTAACAGAACAAGATTTAGATTTATCAGTATTAAAAAAAACTGTAGAAGCGTTGCCTAACTTATATGCAGTACAGTTTTGCGGAAATCATGGAGATCCGTGTGCTGCTAAATCATTCTTAGATATGATCGATATAGTTAAATTGCATGTTAAAAAAATTCAAATACATACCAACGGTAGTATTAGAAATCAGCAATGGTGGGAAAAGTTAGCGCATAAGCTAGCCGATATCGAACATGATGTATGGTTTGGCATAGACGGATTAGCGGGTACACACGAATTATATAGGCAAGGGACTAGCTGGAATAAGATCATCGAAAATGCTACAACATTTATCGATAATGGAGGTTTCGCTACATGGCAGTTTATAACATTTAAACACAACGAGCACCAAATAAAAGATTGCTTAAAGTTAAGTCAAAAATTAAAATTCAAAAAATTTAAATTAATAAAATCATTTAGACGAACAGAAGAAGCAAAAGATTATGTTTCAGGAAAATCATATATAACACTGGAGCCTTCCTCAGTGCTTATAAAATCAATTAAAAATCTTACTAAGAGCTCGTCGGTCAGGAAAGAAAATTGTATGCATATGAGTCAACCTAGTATATATTTAGATTCTATGGGATCCTATAGTTATTGTTGCTATTATACTTCAAATTGGGCATCGAACAAAATAAAATTTGACTCTTTGAAAGATATTTTTTATAATACAGTAGATATAACAAGCAGTCAATGCGTTAACTCATGCGGATCATCATATGAAACTCAAAGTCAGTGAACTTTTCTATTCAGCACAAGGCGAAGGACGTTTTGTCGGAGTCCCCAGTGTATTCCTTCGAACCTTCGGGTGCAATTTTACTTGCAGTGGGTTTGGGTGTGCTCCGGGAGTTAAAAGCACTGAAGCAGATGATGTTGCAAAAAATGTTCATTTATACAAAGATTTTAACAGTCTCCCGCTAGTCAATACTGGGTGTGACAGTTATGCAAGTTGGCATCCAGCTTTTAAAGAACTAAGCCCAACCATTGACACTAATCAACTAGTAGACAGTATGTTAAAACTTACACCCAATAACAAATGGATTCAAGATAACGGGAACGATGTACATCTTGTTATCACCGGAGGAGAACCTTTATTGGGATGGCAACGTGCCTACGAAGAATTATTAAGCAATCCTAATATGTTAGATTTGCAAAATTTAACATTTGAAACAAACGGTACTCAAAAACTACTGCCATCATTTAGACAATATTTACTTAATTGGACATTAAATTCTAAATTAAATTCTAAAGGTGATCGTAGAACTAGTAACAATCTTACGTTTAGTGTCAGTGCTAAGTTAAGTGCCAGCGGTGAACGATGGGAAGATGCTATTTGCCCTGATATTGTAGCCAGCTATCAAGAATTAGGATATACCTATCTCAAATTTGTTGTGGAAACAGATGAGCATTTTGCCGAAGTAGATCGGGCAGTAAAAGAATTTAGAACTGGCGGATTTAAAGGTTCTGTATATGTAATGCCTCAAGGCGGTGTTGTTACTCCTTACGAAAAAAATCGTGTAAGAGTCGCCGATTGGGCTTGTAGTAAAGGTTACTATTACAGCCCGCGACTGCACGTCGATCTGTGGGGTAATGGGTGGGGCAAATGATGGGCGTCGGTGCCGGATATGCCGATGAAGTTCAGTCGTACGATCCATTCGACGATCGTGCTGTATTCGAATATCGATACAGTTTAATTCCTAGGCGTTGCTATACCACCAATCGCGTAGTGTGGGGACTAGCTATGAGAGCCCTAAGAATTATTGGCGGGCCCGGTGATCCGGTGATCGAAGTTCGATGGTATCATCGCGATGAAGCTATTTTAAAAATGTTAAAAGGATAACCAATGAGACTATTTAATAAATTATTCAGTAAAGACCAACCTCAAGTCGTAACACCGTCTGCGCCAGAAAAAAAAGAAACTCCGTCAACACCAAAAGCACCTAAGGCTAAAAAGCCCACGCAAGTCAAGAAAACACCTAAACAAGTTGCCACCGAAAAAGGCGAACCCTATGTTAGTATAATCAGTGTAGAACTAGATCCAGAAAACATAGGTAACGGTGCATTTGAATTAGATTGGAATGATTTTTTTGTAGCCAAGCTAGTTCGTTCTGGTTATAAGGGCAAAGATGATTCTCAGATTGTGGATCAATGGTTCCAGGATGTTTGCCGTAATGTTGTTATGGAAACATTTGAACAATACGAAGCCAATAACCCAAGGCCTGCATCCGGGATTCAACGTAAAGACTTAGGCAATGGTCGCAGCGAAATAAGTTAAGATCAAATATATGTTCAATCATTGGAAAAAGAATACTACTCCATATAGTTGGAATCCTAAAAAAATTCAAACAAAATGGTCCGGGACCGATAATGTAGATAGATTTAAACAGAATCCTGATTTTGCTAAATGGCAAGATATCGACATAACTTACGATTTTAGTAATGAAGGATTTAGAACTTACGATTTTGACTCATTGATGGGCAAAGAAATAGATGTAGCATTGGGATGTAGTCATACTATGGGAGTTGGGTTACCAATCGATTGGATTTGGCCTAGTCTAGTAGAAAAAAATAGACCATATCCTATGCTTAATTTAGGGCTAGGGGCAGGAACATCTGACACTGTTGCTAGAATCTTAACTAACATTACTGGGTTATTTCAAATCAATACCGTATTCATTTTTTGGCCTAATTTCAGAAGGTTTGAAATTTATAAAGATGAAAGAGCAGATTTTATAATACCAAACCACAGCGAATTATATCATATATGGAATATGAATCCTGATATTTCATTACAACGTTTTCATAAAAACAAATTAATTGTAGAATTATTGCACGACCGTGTCGAGTCTATAGTCGGGCCGGTATATTCCGATGTTAAAAGTGAAGTAAAGAAACAGCTAACAGGCTACGATATTTTAGATCATGCTCGTGATGGAATGCATTTTGGTCCTGAAACGCATAAATTAGTAGCAAAATTATTATTAGAGAAGTTGACAAATATCGAATAAACTGCTATTATTACTGCACTATGCGATATCTAATTGTTGACACAGCCAATACATTCTTCCGTGCAAGACACAGTGCCCATCGCCAAAGCGACACATGGGATAAACTAGGTTTTGCTATCCACGTAACCCTTGCCAGCGTAAACAAAGCATGGCGAGATCAAAAAGCGGATCATGTTGTATTCTGTCTCGAAGGCCGCAGCTGGCGCAAGGATTTCTATGAGCCTTACAAAAAGAACCGAGCAGTTGCACGAGCCGCGCTCACAGAAAAAGAAGCAGAAGAAGATAAATTGTTCTGGGAAGCTTTTGACGATCTTAAAACGTTCTTATCCGAACGCACCAATTGTACTGTTCTCCAGCACAACAGTCTGGAAGCAGATGACTTGGTGGCAGGATGGATTCAAGCACACCCTCAGGATCACCACACCATCGTAAGCAGCGACACAGACTTTCATCAGTTACTAGCCGACAATGTTAATCAGTATAATGGCGTAGCAGACGAACTACATACACTGCAAGGAATTTTTGACAAAAAGGGCAAGATGGTCATTGATAAAAAGACCAAAGAGCCTAAGAAAATTCCCGATCCCAAATTTATACTATTCGAAAAATGTATGCGTGGTGATCCCACTGACAATGTGTTCAGTGCGTACCCCGGAGTCCGAACTAAAGGCAGTAAAAATAAAGTAGGTCTCGTTGAAGCTTATGCTGATATGGATAAAAAAGGATTCAATTGGAATAACATGATGTTGCAATCTTGGACCGACCATAATGGCGTAGAGCATAAAGTTCTCGATGATTATCAACGCAATCGTACACTAGTAGATTTGTCAGCCCAGCCCAACAATGTTAGAACATGGATCAATGAAACCATTGTTACTAACAGTATTAC